CAGAACGAATGATATCTTCATTAATAACATCGGTTGGTGAAAAATAAATTCCAAGTTTATTTGAATCAAGTGATGCTAAATCATATTGACTAACTTCACTTCTCTTATCAACGGACAACCCACCAAACTTTAATTTATTATCTTCAAGTCTAATTTTATTTGATACTCGTCTATTAGGTCCTAAATTAGGAATTCTCATTTTTTCTTCATCTACTACAGAACGGAAATGTGGTGAAATACCTGATGTATATCCTTGTGCACTTCCTGACTGAATATAAGATTGGTCTGCACTTGTATCACGAATATCACCATCACTATTTAATGCTTTATTATCATCAAATGAATATCTTAATACCAAATCTGTCCAAGATGCTGATGCGTGATTACCATCAAATGATTTTGGTGCTCTTACATGATTATTAAAATATGATTCTGACAAAGCTGTGTTCCAATAACGGAACTCCATCATAGAACCAGTAAATTGATTACCAAACGAATTATCAGGTGCCCCACCAATATAAGCAGTTTCGTTTCCTGTAAATGAACCATTCCAAGATGAGCTAACTGCACCATTTACAGTCATAGTTTCATCAGATTCTAAATAAATTTTACTTCTACCCTCGTCATACTTCTTAACCATCAATCTATATTTTACTCTTTGTGAAGTCGTATCGGCTGCTAATTGTGCTCCACTTGAAGATACACGAGTTAATGCTACAGAATAAAATTCTCCATCATGTACAGGAAATGATGATGATGAAAGTTCTGCATAACCTTTACTTGAATCTGAACCATGTGCAAGTCTGAATGATATGTGACCATAATTATCAGTTGATGAATCTGTATCCTCTTTGATACCTATAGCAAATCCACCAGGATTTGCTCCTGCCTGTAATAATGTTTGAAACGAACCACTTGCTGCTTGAGAACGAAATCTAAATTCTATTGTATCAGGTTTTCTACTGCTATTTGTATCATTTGCCCAAGTTGTCAATACATATTGTTCACCTTTAAAATCTAATGCCTTAGTAAAGTTTCTATCTACAAAATATGATGGTTGTGCATCTGGTTTAGGATCAGGTCCTCCATACTCCTTAACTCTTAAAATAGTTGATGGTATACCATAACAAGTTATCAAACCTTTGAAAGACCTTAAAGTTCCTTTTGTCTTTAAAAAGAATGGCATATTGTTTATTATTCTTTTCCATATTTCTCTTGATATATCTCTTTCTGGTGTTGAAGAATATTCTGTAAAAGTATTTGAGTTATCTCCTGAGCCTGTAGCCTCGTAGCCAACAAGATATCGTGGTAAATCTACTAAATCTTTTCCATCATTAAAATAAAAACCAAGTGAAGTTCCAACTGCATAAATTAAATCTCTCGATAAACCTTCAGTTAATTTTTGTCGTCTATCATATATTTGTGGAATTTCATTTATGTATGTCCAAATATTATCAAAATGTTCACCAGTCATATTAATAAAACTAATAAATGCAGAATTACTTGTATCATCTGCAATATGTTTAGGAATATTATTCATTAATCTATCACGATTTTGTCTATCCCATAAAGATGCTGAATTTATTTGTTCATTATACCAAGTTGTTGCCTTCGAAGATGTAACTGGATAAAAACTATATGGTGACATTTTAGTACCAGCTCCACCATCTTTTGGCCAGGCATTATCATAAAAAACTCCAATAGAACTTGAAATATAAGAAGAAGATTGAAAATACATATAATTTTCAAATGGTGTAAATTCATTTTCTAATTTTCTAACTTTAGTATTTAAACTAGCAGTATATTCATATGTCATAGAACCCGAAATTCCATGTAGAGCCTTACTCTGACTACTATACAATTCTATTTTTTGTAATTTAGTTTTAAAGTTTTTTAATCTATCTTCAATAGAACTAAAATGAACAAAATTTTCCCATTGTCTATAATCTATACCAGTAAGTTCTATACTTTCCATAAAACTACCGCTTACTATTTCATTTTCTATAATTTCTTTTATATTGGTATCACTTGTGACTAAATCATCATAAGTTTTAAATTTAGTATCTCGTCCAACAAAATAACTATCTGCTGCAGTTCCACTATCCCATTTTGGATTTCTCAATACTACTGCATCTATATCTTCTTCTACAAAATCTACTAATTGAACTTTGTCTGTATATGATGGAGCCATTTCCCTTACAACATAAGTTAAATCACCTTCTGTAATAGTATCAGGTAATGGTTCATATAATTTATAAACTACTGAATGTGGATACTCATTAAAGTTAGTATCATCTCTTTGAAAATTAACTACAAGACTTGAAACATCATCATCAAATTGTAAATAAGTGTATAAATCTTTTGGATTTTGTAACCAATTAATCCACCAATTTTCTTGTAATGAATTCCAAGGACCAATATTACCTATTCTTGTAGATTGTGCTAACCAACTTTCCTCAACTCTTAATGTTGTTTCATTTACTACACCCGTTATTTTTGAAACATAATTTTCATAAATAGGATTTTGACTATCTCCACTTGTTGAATATTGTACCTCTACATCACTACCAAAATTAATCCACGCTCCAGGTGGATCTTTATAAACCCAAACATTTCCATCTTCATCAATTATTTGCTGTCCTACAAAATCTGGAGGTACTGGTAATCCATTTTCATCAAATCCATTTTGTCCAATGTTTGCAAGACGATTCGTTGTTCTTGCTCCCTCTATATCTAATCCAAGATTTGCATAATTTTCACCATCCGATAAATTAGGATCAAAATCTATGTCTATTTTACCATCTCTATTTTTTCGTAATAATAATGCCACACCACCTATTACACCAAGTGCTAATGCTCCAAGTGCTAATGCTGGTAATAATCCTTTAAGTTTATCAAATAATCCTGGTCCATCTGGTGCTGAAGCTGACGCTGCTGGTTTTTGTGGTCCACCAGCACCTGCTGCTGGTTCTACATCTACGCCCTCACCACAGGCACCCATTCGTGGAATTATCGTATGGTCATTACCACCCCAATATATGATTCGTTTATTTTTCATTAGAATGTTATTCCAATTCGTGCTGTTTTATCTTTATCTCCATTCATTATAATTGTTCTTGGATTGTTTGGAGACCCCTGGTCTGGTTGTTCCCACATAATAAATCCATATTCACCGTCTGGATAAGAATCTACAACTACCTCAACCTCAACTTCTTCACCTTCATTAAACATTCCACTAAATGATGTTAAATTTGTTACATCACCATTTATTTTCCAATATGCATCCATTTCTGTACCTGGACCTGTTTCTGTTGAGGAAGTTGAATATGGTAAATCAACCGAGTCCCCAGATATAAACGCGTTTATTGAAAGTTGTAAAAGATATTGTTGTCCTGTATCACTATCATCAGTATCGTCATCAGTATCGTCTCCTTCTGGATTTTCATTACCTACTATTGGAAATGGATCAGGTAATACCCATTGTCGTGGTTCACCATCCGCTGTACTATCTGTAGCTGCAAAATCTGTTGAAGTGAAAGGTGGACCATCTGGTATTACATTTTGTTGGGCCCAACTTAAAGGTAGAGAAAAATCTTGTCTATTTTGTCTTGCTGGTTGTTCGTTACCATGCCATTCACCCCAAGGAGTTCCCTCGGCACCTTTCTGTACCATTAAATTGTATAATGTTGCCTCAGCATTTGTATCATACACTCCATCTATATTAACTGGTAAATAATCATCAATATTGTCTGGACTACCATGACCATAACTTACAATAAATCTTTTCTTACCACCATCTATTAACCAATATGTCTGCCAATACCTAACAATAGTTCCATTTGGCATATATTCAAGGTCTGTTGATTGAGCTTGTTCAGTTGCAGTAATTTCAGGAGTTGGTACAAATCCACTTAATTTACTACCTCTTAATCCTGGTCCATTTTGTGGTGCATTAGTATTTGAATAAACATCACTAAGAACTTCTGTAAAATTTGGTGTCATTATAGTTACAGTAGGATTATAAGTTCCATCAGTATCATATGTATGATTTGCAAATGGTGTATCAGTAATTTCAGTATGACCACATCCAAAATCAAAATGATATCTTATACCAGGTGTTATTAAATTTGGTATAGGTTGATAACCCTCAAAGTCATGACCACCTAAAGTTTTTTGTGTAGATTCATCTTTTACTACATACCTAACAGCCATAGGGAAACCAGATTCTTTTAAATCATAGGCTTCAATATATGATGATGGAATTGGATCTTCCAATGACCAATTTGGATTCTCAGTTGTATCTGTTTGTTCAGTATATCCTACTATAAATGCATCTTTAACTTCAAGTGTTCCACCCACATATTTATCATGAAATCCAGGATCAATATTTGCCTTAGAATCAAATTCAAACCCAAGTGTTGCTGCAGATTCGTATTTACCTACTCCAGTTACGGTATCACCACCAGGAGTTACATTCTTAATTGGTTTGTACATACCATATTCATTACCTAAATCAAAAAATTCTTCTTTATATTTGTTTAGATTAATAACTTGTGGTGCTAATCTTACTTCTTTTCTATCAGCGGATATGGTATCAATAAAAAATTTATATTCTTTTATATCAAGTTCTTGAGCTCGACTTCCATCTACTGGTGGTTTTTCACCAACAAAAGCCTTTCCATCCTCATCAACATAAAAAGAACCCATAGGTACACCAGTAATCTGTGGATTTCCACTATGAACAACTCCCGACTCATCACCCACAGTTTTAGTTAATATAACTTCATCTGCTCCTGCTATTCTTCTATGAAAAAAGTATTTTACTTTAAAATCACCACGAGTAAAACCAATTCTTCTTAAATCATTTCCAGGTTTTACTAATATCTTATCATCTTTATTCTCAAAATCTTCACTTGTTCCAGATTTCAAATATCTATCACTCATATCATAAACATGAAATTGAATATAATCTTTTACACTATTACCAAAGGCAGGAGCATAAGGACCACCACTTCCCCCAAGTATAGAAGTACTTTCTTTCTTTAAAAGTTTATAATCTTTTTCTTTTAAATGTGTAAGTTCTCTTGGCATATTATATAAGTTCCTTTATTTCTGTATCTAAAACTTTACTTTTAACTTCTCCAGTATGATATAAAGGTGAATTTTTTTCGATAGGAATTTTTTGGTCAGGTCTTTCATAATTTAAGCCCGTATCTGGATCTTCAAAAGCAAGAAATGTTCCAGCATCATTTCGTAATGGTACTATTGGGGCTACATCCATTAATCCTAATGTCTCATCCCATATTTGTACGGTATCATTAAAGGTTTCGGCTTGTTCTAATTTCTTTTGATATTCTACTCTATCTTGTTCATGTAATTTTTGCCAAAACTCATTTTTTTTCAATTCTTCTTTTGTATATGGCATTTTTTATCTCACAACTTTAAACGAATGTTTCTCATCAAAATATTGAATTGTTTCATCCACCGTTCCACTACCACTAATAATTTTATATTCTATCCTATAAAATCTTTCTGATTGTAATCCATTCATCCAAAAATTAAAATAGTTTCCAGTTGAATCACAACTTACTATTGAACCACTACCAAATGGAATAATAATATCCTCTGTATAGGCATCTTTAATTTGATAATATGTACTACCACTCGGTAGATATTTTGCTGTAGTATATCCAGTCTGATATAAATCTGTTGATGAATATGACCTTTCAGGATACATTTCTCTACCAACAACTCTAAATTTTACTTTCGAATTTTCTTTATATTTGTCTCTAAATCCCCTCATATAAACTGTCATATCTTCTAAATTTGCAGAAGTAAGTGCTGATAGAGAACCTGTTGCCCACTTTGAATCATCCCAAACTACTTCTAACTTTGGTGGATAAATTGTATGTGTTTCACTTGAAAAGAAACTAAAATTTCCATAATGTGTAGTATTTCCTTCTTCTACATTTGAATTTTGATTACCTATACTACCACTTCTTTTTACCATAAATCCTTCATTTGAATATGAAGAACCACTATAAATCCAATTCTTTACAATACCAGTTACATCCATTCTAACATCTGCTGCTTCATGTGTAAATGATTGAGAACCTTCTAAACTATATTGACCTGTTGAACCACTATACCAAGTTCCACCTGATGCAGAAACTTCATTCCATTGTGTTCTTGTGGTAGAATTATCTTTCCATTTCCAACCAGCTCCATCTTCAATAATAGGATTTGAATCTCGTTTTCCTGAACCATTTGTCCAAGATTGACTAACTGGATATGCATATAGATATTGAGATACATTTAATGCCTCAGAATTGGCATCATATAAATTTAAATAAAAAGTAGGATTTGTTATAATACCATCAACAATAGATTGAGAAATAGTAGTTAAATCAAATTTAATTAATGCTCTGGAAATTTTTATTACCGTTCCAGCATCATTCATATCTTTTCTTACTTCTAATATTTCATCAAGACTTGTGTTTTGACTACCACTATCTTCATAAAGTGTAGTATCTTTTGTTGGGAACTCAAAATAATGCATTCATTTTCTCCATTTAAAACATAACACCAACAGAATCACCTACCGCTCTTCCCTCAATATCTGAATTAGGATGTTTTAATTCAAATATGGATGGGTCTAACGAAGGATATACAATTCCATCTTTTGTTGCGTAATTTATATCATATACATTCCCAGAATATCCATCTGCTGTTTGCCACTTATTAGTAATTAATACAGGCTGATTGTGTGGATTATCTTCTGCAGGTGGAACGACCGCCCCTACACCATCTACCAACGATAGTTGATATGCTAATTCTGCAATAATTATTGGTTGGTTAATTTGCCATCTATCAGTATTAAAAAATTCTTTTACTCTTTCAATACATTTTAAAGTAACTTCAGATTTATTAAACCCTTTTCTAGCTATAAATCCAAACTTTACTCCTATATTAATAATCCATGCATTTTTAATATTAATTGCATCTGTTACTACTCTATATTGACTAAGATATGTCTTTAAATTTTCTTTTACAGCTGTATTTAATTGAGTAAGTTTTTTATCTGCATCATATCCAAGTGTATAAAGATTTAACGCCATTGGATTTGGAAGTCTTTTAATAGATGATTGTATATCTTTGGTTTTAAGTTGGTCTAAATTTCTCTCATCAACAAATATATTTGAACCATCAGAAGTTTCCTTTTGCATAGATGGAATATTTAATTGTTCATCTTGTACAATATATGCTTTTGCTACTCCACCATATTTTGCATTCATAGCATAAGTTCGTGTTATGTAATCTTCCTTTGTTACAATTCTACCTTGTGCCTGAAAATATGCTAAAGCATTTTGTTTAATTTCTGTTACTGATTCTGATGATTTTCCACCAGTTGCTGGGTACGGATTGGTAGCTGCAACTGAATTTTGTGCAGTGGTAACTGCGTCTGCATCAAGTCCAGCAGTCTCTTGTGTAAAATTAACATCAGTTAAATTTGTTATACTATCTTGTGGTACATTATCTCCAGTTCCACCACCATAAGAATATTTTATTGTTAAAGTTGTATTTGCTGGTGCCTGTCCATAAGCTTCTGTTTTTAGAAAATTTGCTGGATCAAAATAGGTATCAAGGTAACTTGGACTTCCAGGTAAATTAGAACCAACTGAATTTGGATTTGGAATAATTTCTTCATCTGGACTATCTGATATACCCGAACCAAATCTTAATTCCGTTGAACCATCTTGTACAATATATGTAACAAATCGTCTTGGTGTCTTTTTTAATTTTAACAAATATGGTGACTGGTCACTATACTGACTCAAACTTGGATCATTAGCTGCGGTATTTTCTACATCTATATATGTTGTATCTTGTGCTAAATATGGAACTTCATACCACTTGTTACTATCACTATCTGTTACTGATATTATTTCTGTAACTCCTTTTTGTGCTAATTTTATTCTTGGATATGTTTCTGCTGCACCAAAATCAAAATATTCCGTTTTAATAGTTCCACTTTTAGCTCTTATAGTTTTTTTCAATAAATAATATGATGGTACATTATTAGATGAATCAACCTCATAAATATCTATGTCTAATGGATCAAATGAACTTGAATATTTAAAATTACAATCTTCTAAAGTTCTAAAAATAGTTCCATTTGCAGCAGTTATTAATGTACCTTCATTTACGGTTAATGCATAATTCATATCTGGCTTAACTGCAGTACCTGTTCCCGTAGCTGGTACGGTTTGGAATACATCAACATTTGCAAAAGATGGTTGTGCAACTTTTGGTTTATACCCATAAACTTGTGCCATTTCATAAATTGTTTTTCTATCTTCTGCATAAGCCAATAACATTTCTTTAAATTGTGTATCTACATAATAAGAAAGGACATCTCCAACATATGATGCCATTTCTATAAACATCATACCAGGTGAGGCCTCATTAAAGTCATTGTAAGTATTTGGATAATAAGTTTTTGCAAATTCTATTAAATTATTTCTAAAGGCACCAAAGTCTTTATTTAAATATCTAACATCTTTTTGAACTTTATCGGACATTTTCTTTCTCCCTATTCACCAGTAGCAAAATCTAATGTTATAGTTTCAAATACATCTGGATTTGATGTAAGACTAAATTCAATTTCAATAATTAATTTATTTGGTTCTATATCATCTGGCTGTACATTTAATTTTCCAACTATTACATGCGGTAACCAATCTGCCATTGATTCTGATATCTTTTGTGTAACAGATTCTATAAGTTCTTCACTCATAGGTTCAAATAAAGTCAAAAGTAAATCAGCACCAAATGTAGGTTGGCCCACTCTCTCACCTCTATTTGTCAATAATAAATTTCTAATATTACTACTTGTCTGTGAAAGTGTTGTAGAATGGCCTGGAAAAAATCCACTTCCCTCATCGTGATTCATTGGTAATTTCAAACCAATATTCACATCTGGGTCTAAATCCAAATCTAATGAACTTCTTGCTCTACCCATTTATTAACTCCATTATGGACGATAATTCGTCCCACCTTTTTTCTGGTCTATTGCCTTTAATACTTGTGAATAATCTTTTGTTAAGGCGTTTTGAACATGCTCAGGAACTTGATCAACATTCACACCAGCCTTCTTTATAGAATCAACTGCTGCTATTTCTCGTTTCTTTTCCTTTACGGACTCCGTGTCTCCTAAACCCGTTTCTCGTGCTAAAATTTGATTTATTTTACTACTATCAAAGACTCCACCACCCATAGTTTTAAATCCACCACCTTCTCCTTGTGGAACTCCACCAACGGTTTCATTTAAAACCTTGTTAAGTGCCTCATTTGAAGTATAGTTTAC